ACACTGCGATGCAGTGGTGGAACTTTATTGTGTGTTCCAATCGATCATGTTGCGTAAATTCTTAATTATTGTGATTATCTCACTTATCATGATGTTGTTGATGGCATTTCTGCCGGTGTTGTTAATGTATGGCTTTGTGTTACCCTTGTGGGTGGTTGGCTGGCTACCCAGTCAGACCATCTTTTTGTGGCTGTTCTTCGGCCCCCTTATGTTGTTACTGGTATCCTTGCGTGCAAAAGCGGCAATTGATGCCGAGTACGACCTGCTACAAGAAGTTGGACCTGATAGGCTTTTGTGGTGCTCTGTTGCCAAGCCTTACGGCAACATTCTGGGAGTGAATGTGAGGCCGAAGGTACAGGAGGTGTGGTTTGAAGGATGGCACGCCTTTGCAGAGGAGTGTTTTGACATACCTGTTTTGGGCCCCATCATGCATAAATTCCGCGGTGCAGGAGAAGAATCCTTCCGTACACTCGGATCACGGGCTTGGTCAGGTTGTGTGTCTTGGGCACACAAGACGTCGGACTGGCGCTTTGTATGCTTTACCTGGACTTTAACACTATGGCACCTCTGGAAGGTGATTGCTAAGAGGGGGTTTCCTATCATCCTCCGCCTGGTGACTGTCTGGTTGTGGTTAATTGTGATTGTCTGTTACGCACCCGAAGGGGTTGTTTGGCATGTGTCAATATCACTTGCCCAAGGGTTGCTGGCTTTCTTCGCTGTAGGCGTCTCAGGCGACTGGCTCTTCCTTACCTGGCTCAAGTGGAGGGTCACAGATCTTGTGGTTTCTTTTGTTCTTGCGACCGATGGCTTCAGTTGGTGGGTTAAGTCGTCATATTCTCAAAAGCTTGCTGGTGACACCAAAAAGGCCGCTGGCGTTTTCCAAGAACTTGTTATGAAGGGTGTTTTGTTCATTGATGAGCTGCGTCTGCCAGAATTCATCAGGCGAAGGGGGGGTTTCGCTGTGGATGGCGAGGTCCTTAAGAATTCCCGTGACATCATGGCTGAACTCGGTTGGCCAGTTAATGTGCTGCCGACTGAACCTGACTTTGACATTGAACCCCTGGCAGAAAAGTTCAAGGAGTCTCTCCTGCTGGGCTCAGATTTCAAAACCGGAATCCGCACAGCTAAGATGAGGGTTGACTCGTCGTTAGTCCATCTGCGGGTTCAGGCCCTTCAGTACAAACGTACCGAAACATACCAAAGCACTACAAATGAATTGGAGGCTACTTCTCGTTACTTTCCAACACCTGTTTACCGTTATCCGGAACTTGAACTCGAAGAGGTGTGGTCAGTTTTAGCTGACATCTTTGCGCATTCTAAGTTGACTCCATTCAATCGGATCATCAGCTTGTGGGAGAAGAAGTATGCCCTAGGTTTTTGGATGAAAGACCCTTTTCGTCACAAGAAGTACAGGCGCAAAGACTTCATAGGGAAGATGGGGTACAATGCATTCAAGCGCCTCTGGGCTGAGACTTTTTATTGGGCTCCTCTAATAGCTCCGGTTGCCCACATCTCTGTCAAGGGCGAACCTTTGCCACCAAAGAAATGGGCTGCCAATAAGGTTCGCAGTATTGTGGGTTCCCCTGTCACTCAGTACATTTTGTCAACGATTTTTAACTTTGGGCCAAACCACAACTTCGCCTGGGAGACCACCCCCATCAAGATTGGCATGCCTTTGAACGGCTTCTGGATGTCGAGGCTTTGGTCTCGCCATGCCCGCTTTGACAACCACCTAGAAGGCGACATGTCCGAGTTTGATTCGACAGTCCAGGGCAAAGTTGTCGAGTTGATCAAAGCGGTGCGCAAAAAGGGGTATGACTTTCACAAGGACCGCAGTAGGATATGTGATCTTATCGATATCAACTATGAGCAGGTTGTCAACCAGAGCCTTGGGTTTACTTCCACTGGCAACATTTATGCTAAAGGCACTGGTTTGACTACTGGCCATTCATCTACATCCATGGACAATTCCATAGCGCTCACTGTGTTGTACCTGATGGCATGGAAGGAACTGACTGGTTTGTCCGCCCGTGAGTTTCTCGCATTTAACGAGTTGTCATGCTTTGGGGATGACCATATGTTGTCGTACTCTTCTTCTAGACCATTAAGTTGGGCCCCGAAGAACATAGCCAAGGTAATGGCCAAATGGGGGGTGACAAACAATGTTGAACAGAAATCTCTTTGGAAGCTGTCTTTTCTTGGCAAGTTTTGCCGCAAACGTACCACTTCTGATGTTGCTCATGGCAAGTTGCATGGTGTTGATTTGCCACAGCACATTGTCTGGCATGACAGGCAAAGACTGTTGGGCAAGCTCACGGCGCCGATCAAGAACACTCAGCCAACCTACAGGCTGAAACGTCTACTGGGCTACCTAGAACTCACGGCACACCACCAGGATATTTATGAGGAGATCACCCGGATTATCAAAGAAAGCAAATCGATGCAGGCCACACTGCGTAATGAGAAGCTTCGTGTGCCAACCTACCGGTCAATTTTGCGGAGGTGGTATGAATCAAGTGCTAAGCCACCTGCTGATACAGAATTCCAGGACGAGGAGGAACGCTTCATCCAGGATGGCACGTTGATCTCTTATGGCACCCCTACCATGGCTGATGAGTTGCTATCAACATTGTCTCTTGTGCCTGATTTTCTAAACCCCTCCGTGTTTAACATGGGCTTTGTGCGAGCAGCCCAAAACAGGCTAGGATCGCTAGTATCATGGCCTTTCGAGTTGATTGGCGGCCAAAACAACTCATTAGGGGAAGGGCAGTTGAAGTACTTGCTAGACCGCACCCCTTACCGGATGCTGGACGCTAGCATTGCCTTCGCCACCCCAGGGTCCTGTAACAAGACCGAGCTGTTGATCCGCCATTGGTTATTCCTTCTGTACTGCAGATGGAGGCCTACCACGCGTGCTGTGCGCCTGTTAGGCTTCATTGTGAGCAAGGTCGCCAACTGGCAGTTTGGGATAAATGGTGTTGTCCAGTTTGAAGCTGCTCAGATGGACTTTGGGCTAGACAAGTTGTTGGTCGTGGCTTGCTTGTCCTTTGTGGTTTTTCCTGAGGTTCTCGGTCCTGTGACTATGGTGCGTTTACCAGACATCGGTGTAATTTCAGACCTCCTATGGAATAAGGTTTTGTCTACAATTTGGGCATCTGTGCCTTCCAATTATAGTGAGGTTGGTCGCATAGTGTCCCGCCAGGCAGTGGGGGCAAAGCCTGCCTTGATCGTGGCTCCGACTGGCACAGGAAAATCTACCGCGATGATTGGTTACTTTAGGCAACAATTAGGTGGTACATGTCCGAAAATTGTTGTCATCGTACCCCGCACCATTCTGGCTGTCGGGTTGACCACTTACATGAAGAGCATTTGGGGGGATGACATCTCTGGTTCTACAACCGGGCTGACCTTGGACCCTTCAGCCAAGGTATGGTATGTGACACCTCAGTCTTTCTTTGGCCTCACAGGTCGTATTCCTAGAGGGTCCCTTGTTGTCATAGACGAAGCCCACCTGATGGAAAAAGAGTACCAACTGCTGAGGCAGATTGCCCCATTGCTCCCTTTCAAGGTTGTGATGGCCACTGCCACACCAACTGAAGATGTGCTCAAAGATTGTAGCTACCAGGTGTCTGTGCCGGTGGCCAGTTTGTGGTCTGTAGATGTTGTGGAAAAACGGTTGCCGCCTACTCCAGTCACCCGCTTGGGTGCTGCATGGACGAGTTTTATCAAACAACATCGTTCATCCTTGAGCAGGAACATGAAAGCCTTGTATGTGGTAAACACCCCTGAGCAAGCTGATGAGCTTGCTGCAAGCGATTCACTGCCATCGCAGGCACTTTCGTCAATGCATTCCAGCCAGATTGATCCAGGTGCCTGCCGTTATTATGCCACCTCCATCGTCGATGTAGGTGTCACAATAGACGGGTTAGACATCTTTGTGACCCCTGACTGGCACTATGCGGGTGCTGGCCGGCTTTACAAGTTAACCCCTGAGGAACGCAAGCAGAGAAAAGGGCGTGTGGGCCGTACACGTAATGGCACATTTGTCATTGTTAGTCACGACCACACATTGCCAGAAAAGCCTACTGACTTCGCCCTAGATGTTGGCAACTTACACACATTTTTAAGCACGGGTGTGTCACCTTACTTGTTACACAAGCTCGAACCTACTGGCACACTACGTGCGTTAGGGCTCAACCCTTTGACAGTGAAGGAAGAGGACATTGGTGATGTGTTACGTGCGTCGCACATTTATTACGCCAATTTGAAGCCATTGGTGCTGTCCGCACTGGGTAGGAATGTGGACGCTTCCGGTGGAGTGGTTTTACAGCATACGGGGACTGGCAACATCTCTTCCACGTTTCAATGGGATGCTGCTGAACTTGTGACTGCCATGGACACTGGTCTTGGCAAATTGCTACGTAGCTTTCACGAGGGTGACGAGGAGTCTTTCCCAACTGATGACTCTTTATGGGCCAGGCTCACTCGTTCCGCTGGGCCGTACTACAACCCTGCCAACCTTTTGATGCGATTGTCGTCAGACCCAGCCGAAGGGGAAACAGACGCAATCAACCAGAAAAACCCAGCTGGCAGTTTTGTTGAGAACATCTACGAGGTGAACAAGATAATAACATTGCTGGCCAGTGTTGAATGAGTACAAAACTTACGTCAATGGTCCTGATGACTGGGGTCACGCCCCGAAATTGAGTTAACACACAATAGACCATGTCGTCAAATACGAAAACTTCACCCAAACAAAGAGTTGTGCAGCCACCTAGTGTGGCTAAGACTGAGAACTCGGAATCGTCCGCTGCGTTAACTGTCTCTGAAGAGGTTCAAGCCTTTCTCGATGACACAAAGAAGGCCAAACAGGTAGAGCTGATGGGCCTTAAGTACGTGTACGTGAAAGCCTCTAGGTTGAAAGACTTGGAGGACTCACTAGAAAGTGCTTTGGAGCATGGTACTTCTCGTGCCTCTGATGACACCCTTCTGCAACTAAACGATGAGTTGCAGCGATTAAGAAAGCACAACCAAAAGGTTGAACTTGCTCATGCGGCTGCCAATGCGGAAATTAACAAACTTAAAGGAGATTTCCAGGCGTACGCAGATTCGGTCCAAGCCATCCAACAGCAGAATCGTGAGATGGAAAGCAAAGTAAATGCGGAACAAGTGTCACTCAAGAAAGACCTTGAAGTCGCAAAAGCCAATAATGAGCAACTGAAAGTGGATCTACGTAAAGCAAGGCAATCCAATGACCCAGACACAGCCGCCAAAATGATCCAACAACAAACCGACGCGGCTAACAAGGTCACTTCCATCAACAATAAGCTCCAGGAGGCAAACCAGATCATTGCGCGCTTGACCAAGGAGTCAGCGGATGCCAGGAGTACGCTCAGCAAGATGAACGCGGAGATTGAACTAAATAAGGACGTTGCCACTAGGACTGCAGAAGCAATGGCCATATCCAAAGAGGCTGCTTTTGCTGAGGTGGAACCTGCAGTGGTTCAAATCAACCGACCTTGGGTTACTAAAGCGTTAGGTCAAAAAGGGCTCACCTGGATTCAAAAAGCTGAGCAGGCTTCCCGCATTGATGCCCGTGAGCGAGCTTATCGTTTATTGCAAGCCACTGCTTCTGGCAAAGGGCAGGCGATCACCTCTCTGCGCCAGATCATTCAAATCGCTTATGACTGGATTAAAACCAAAAGTTTCAAAGCTCGAGAGCGGCTGCTACCTTGGCTCAATGAGATCGAAGCCGATCTTCGAACTGGTGTCATCAAGGCTATAAAGCACTACCGCGAAAGGCTTGAAGCAATCATCGACAAAGGCAAAGAGATCGCCAGAGTGCAAAGAGAGAAGTTCAACCAGTGGCAGGACGAAAACCCGGAAAGTTGGCTGACCTGGTTGACAACCTGGGGTGAAACACTTTGGGGCCGCTATGTGCATAGACCTGCTAAGCGGTTTAAGAATTGGCTGGTCTCCAAATGGAACCAAGCCAAAGGTTACAGGAGAGTGAATGTGACCGAGGACGATGTTGAGGAAGTCCTTTTTGAAAACCCAACCACTCGCACCCCTATTGTTATGATTGACAAAGGGAAGGCGCGTGACCCTGGTACTGCTAATTAAAGAAGAGGTACACGGG